GGTGATAGTACATCAGATGAAAGTACTATTGGTGGAGCATCGTATGTTGACCCACAAGCTGGTGACGAACCCGATGGTGATTTACCATTCTAATTTATAAAAGGATGAGTACTAGTATAGACAAAGTGCTCGTCCTTTATTATTTTTAAATACAAACAATTTAAACACATATGTATATGAGCATACAACAAAAAATGTACTACGCTCTCATTAAAAAATATGAGGCGGAAATCGCTGAAGCTGAGGCAACTCTTACCATTTATTTTACAACTCCTGTTGGGATTGGAGAACATCCACAACATTTAGAGGAAATGGATAAGATGATTGATAAATTGGCTACTGCAAAAGACAAATTAGAAAGATTACAAGAAATCATTAAATTTGAAGAATAATGGCGATAAAGAAAAAGGAGTTTTCACTTGATGCAATCAAAAACAAATATTCTACAAAAACTAAGTACAAGGATACGGAGTTCTATGAAGTCGACGAAGCTTTTCATAGCGCTTGTGGTTTACCTGGTCCTGCTTTGGGTAACATCAATATGTTCCTCGGTCATTCGAACTCTTCCAAGACGACAGCACTTGTTAAAGCCGCTGTGTCGGCTCAAAAGAAGGGGCATTTACCCGTTTTCATTATTACTGAAAAGAAATGGTCATGGGAACACGCCGTGGAGTTAGGACTCCAAGCTGAAATGACCAACGGTGAGTGGGATGGTAATTTTATCTTTAACGATAATTTTGATTATATTGAACAAGTAACCGATTACATCAATGAGTTATTAGACGAACAAGAAAAAGGAAACATTCCATATTCACTTTGTATATTGTGGGATTCAGTTGGTTCTATTCCTTGTAAGATGACTTTTGATGGTAAAGGTGGAAAACAACACAACGCATCTACTTTGGCGGATAAAATTGGTATGGGTATTCACGCTCGTATTACCAAATCTAAAAAAGAAGATTATCCATATTATAACACTATGGTTGTTGTTAATCAGCCTTGGGTTGAATTACCTGATAATCCATTTGGTCAACCACAAATTAAGGCAAAAGGTGGAGAGGCTCTTTGGTTGGCATCGGCTTTGGTATTCCTTTTTGGAAATCAGAAAAACGCTGGTATTAATCACATTACGGCAACTAAAAATGGTAGAACGGTATCTTACGCTATCCGAACTAAAATATCGGTTTTAAAGAACCATATTAATGGATTGGGATATAAAGATGGTAAGATTATCGCAACACCACAAGGTTACATTGCTGACGATAAAGACGCTCTTGAAAAATACAAAAAGGAGTATTCTCAGTATTGGAACGCTATTCTTTCAGGAACAGGAGAAATTACTCTTGATGAAACTGAAGAAACTTTTACAAACGAAAACGAACCATTTTAATTAAAGTCATATTTATTCCACTTTTTTAATATATCAGATATTTATTATTAATGGGTAGAAAAAAAATAATTGAAGAAATGAAAAAGGTTAAAGTCGGGGTATCAATTGACCCCGACTTACCTGATTATTTTAAAGAAAAATCAGTTAATTTGTCCTCGTTGGTTAATAAATTATTAAGAAAATATATTGAAGATGGAAACTAAGATTTGTTCTAAATGTAAGGAAGAAAAAAATATCTGCGAGTTTTCAAAAGATAAGACTAGAAAAGATGGGTATTATTTAAATTGTAAACAATGTGAAAAAATAAGACTTAAATTGTTTCGTAGTAATAACCCTGAAAAAATGAAAGAAAAATATAAAAAAGATAAATTAAAAAATCCGGATTATATTAAAGAATGGCATAAGAAAAACCCAAATTACAATAGTGAGTATGAAAAAAAGAGAAGGGAGACTGACACAATTTTTTATCTTAGAAAAAAAGTTAGGAATAGAATTAGAGATTATTTTAGATATAAGACTAAAACTACTATTGAATATCTTGGATGTGAAATTGAACTATTAAAAGAACATTTGGAAAAACAATTTGTTGATGGTATGACATGGGAAAATAAAGGGGATTGGCATATTGACCACATCATCCCTCTATCTTCCGCAAAAACAGAAGATGAATTATATAAACTATGTCATTATACTAATTTGCAACCGCTTTGGGCGATTGATAATATTAAAAAAGGTAAAAAAATTTTGTCAAATAATTCAAACATTAATTCGTGAAAAAAACTCTACTTGTAGATGGCAATAATTTGATGAAGATTGGGTTTCATGGGGTGAAAGATTACTTTCACAACGGAGAACATATCGGAGCGATTTATCACTTCATTAACACTTTAAGAAAGTTTATTGAAGAACAAAATTTTGATAAGGTAGTTGTTTGTTGGGATGGAGAAGATTCCACAAGTATTCGTGGAGTTCTTTACCCCAAATATAAACAAAACCGAAAATTAGTTATGGAGGACGCAATCTTCATGTCCTACCTAAGACAAAAAAATCGTATCAAACAATATCTCGAAGAAATCTATGTGAGACAGATTGAAGTCTCAGGACGAGAAGCTGATGATTTAATTGCTTATTATTGTCAGGTATCTGAGAATGAGGATAAATTAATTTTTTCGTCAGATAGAGATTTAACACAACTGATTTCTGAAAAAGTATCTGTATATTCGCCATCACTAAAAAGCACTTTTAAAAATGGAGATACTATTAAATTTGACGACTTTTCATTTCCCCACTATAATGTTAAAACATTAAAAATTATGACTGGTGATAAGAGTGATAATATTGAGGGGATTTACCTTTTGGGTGAAAAGACATTGGTTAAATTTTTTCCTGAGATACTTGAAAAACCGATTTCTTATACCGATATTTTAGCAAGAGCTGAGGAACTTTTGAAAGAACAAAAGGATAATCAGACACTGAAAAATTTACTAACAGGAAAAACAAAGTCAGGTATTTTTGAAAACGAATATTATGTGGTCAACGAACAAATTGTTGACTTATCAAACCCACTCCTTAAAGACGAAGATAAAGAGGAGGTCAAACAAATTGTTGATGAAACATTAGAAACCGAAGGAAGAAGTTATAAGAATATCATTCGTTATATGGTTGATGACGGATTATTCAAATACCTTCCAAAAGGTGATGACTCATGGACATATTTTTTAAAACCATTTATGAAGCTAACAAGAAAAGAAAAAACAAAAAGTAAAAACTAAAAATTATGAAAGAACAACAAGACATTACGAAACTGGAGTTTCTAATGACGGTGAACGACAACTTTATCGTTCAAAGATTTTTTAATGTGAAAGGTTATAATGCCTATTCAAAGAGTTCTGTTGAGTTATTAGACTTAATGGAAGGTTTCGTTGAGAAGTTGAAAAGAAACTTCAAAATGAAGACAATGGTTTATATGACGGACAACGCATATGAAATCATGGAGAACCCCGATGTGTTGAATACTTCATTCACAGATGGTCCTGAGGTGTTTAACATCTATTTGAAGAACGGGAATAATGTAATGATGCATTGGACATTCGATGCTAAACTTTACCCACCCAAAGTTAGATACACGGTTGATGTTAGACCATTTTTGAAGGAGATTTTGAACTCGTTAACCGAAGTGTTCTCCACAAAAAAATTAACATACGATTACATGGGTTACTCATTGGTTTAAAGATATTTACTTAAAAAAGGAATTATGGCGGACAAAAATTTTGAATATTTGGGTAACGAATTTCAGTTACAATTATTAAATCAGCTTATCGTTGACAAAGATTTTGCCCATTCCATCATCGGTGTTTTAGAACCCTCCTATTTTGAAAACAAATACTTTAAACTTATCGTTCAAATGGTTAAGGAGTATTATCAAAAGTTTGAGCATTCGCCAAGTTTTGATACTCTTACCCAAGTTGCAAAAAGTGAAATTGCTCAAGAGTTATTGTTAAAGATAACTCTTGACACAATTTCTGACATTAAAAATGTCGAAGATAGTGGTTCTCTATTCGTTCAGGAAAAGGCTTTAAAATTCTGTAAACAACAAGAGTTACAGAAGGTGATGGA